CTCCTTTAATGATAAGTTATCATAACAAAATCTTAAAACTGGAACACGCAATTTCATAGTTGTCCACTCTACTTTTTTGATTTCCTCATGTGTCCAACATTCACTGCCATCACCAAATTTCTTATACTTTTTCACCTTACGATCACATTTTGAACATTTAATTTTCATTTCATCTCGATTTTTATGAGTTTTACGATTTTTGTCTCTTCCCTGTACATCTTATGCTCTATCGAGGTATATCCATAATCATCCGAAATCACAACGAGCAGAAACATTAAGTTTTTGAGTTTCATCATTTTTCGCTCCTTTTGGGCCGCCGATCACCACTCGCATCCCACCGCCTTATTTCATGCGCCACAGCCTTGTCCGTGTCAGCGGCCCAGTTTTTTTCATCGAAATCTTTAATAACAACTATCATATCTATAACAAGTATAACAATTGTTATATATACGAGTCAAGTAGAAATCAATAATATATAAAATTATTTTTTAGGTAAATTAAAATGCAGAAATGGATAGTTTAACAGCTTACAAATCAAAGTGGTTCGAATTCTTGGACTACAAACCGCACCCCGGTCAAATGAATATCCATAATGCCCCGGAAGATATTAGATTTACCGTAGCTTGCTGTGGCCGCCGATGGGGGAAATCCTTAGCCGCCGCCAGAGAGGCGGAGGCACTGGTGACACAGGAAAACAAGAATGTCTGGATCGTTGCGCCGACATATTCCACGTCAGAACGTATATTCAGGATCGTTTACGATGACCTGATCATCAAACATCGTCTACCTACCCGCCGGAAATCGCTCAATGAGCAATATATTGAATTCGAATGGGGTTCTACTATTGAAGGGAAGTCAGCGGAACATCCAGAGTCCTGCATTGGTGCTGGAAATCATCTCGTAATAGTAGATGAGGCCTCGAAAATGAATCTCAAGAAGATGTTCGAGATGTATCTCCGGCCTACCCTTTCAGATACCAAGGGAAAATGTTTGATGATATCGACCCCCGAAGGATATGATGGGTTCTACGAGTATTTCCTTCATGCCCAAAAAGCTCCCATGTGGACGGCGTTCAACTCTCCAAGCTGGGAGAATACATATTCATTTCCTTTGGGGGAAGATGACCCGGATCTCAAAGAGGCTAAATCATCCATGACCCGAGAGATATATGATCAGGAATTCAAGGCTGAATTCACTGCATTGTCTGGTCGTATATATGCTGATTTCTCACGCAAGACACATATCGGAAATCATCCCTACAATCCCATGATGCCCGTGTATATCGGTTTAGATTTTGGGTATCGTATGCCCGCTTGTGTATTTTTCCAGACCGGGAAGCTCGGCGACAGGGGAAGGGATCATATTTTCATATTCGATGAGATTCTACATGAAAAGAATCTCAAAATTTCGGAACTTTGTGCGGCGATACAGGCCAAGAATTATCGGATAAATCGGGTATATGGGGATCCTGCGGGATTTCAAATGCAGTCATCGGTCGGTATGGGCGAAGCGGATATTTTCAGGCAGATCACAGGTTGGCCTGTCATAAGTCGCAGGGATAGATACAGCCGGAATGTACAATCCGGGATCAGTCATGTAAGGCAATATATGATGAGCGCATCCGGTGATATCCGGTTGCATATCGATCATAAATGCACTGGTATCGTAGAGGATATAGAATCATACCGTTATCCTGAACATAAAGAGGGATCGAATCTGAAGAATGAGCCTTTAAAGGACGGGTTACATGATCACGGGGCCGATGCGCTCCGCTATGGGATATGTGGCAGATTCCCCATCCGAAAACAAACCTATAAAGTGAGTACAAGATGATAGATAAAGCACTTGAGCTGATCCATGAATCCTTAAAAGAGCAAAAACAACTGTACGCCCAGAATCGGAGGGCGGCGATCTTCAAGCTCCTCGATTATTATGCCGGGGATAATACAGCTCAATATATCGAGGATAGATTCAGCGCAGATGCATTCAGGGAGATCCCGGTGAGTGAATTCAATGTCACCCGGAGGATGATAGACCGTATGAGCCGGATATATACTTTAGGGGCCACTCGGAATATCAATAAGGTCTATGATAATATGATATTGAACAAACCGCATAAGATGAAACACATGGAAAAGATGACGAGGCTCATCGGAACCATTGCGACACAGGTGATATTCAACAGTGACCCGGAACCTCATTTCAATTATAATCCCGTCTATTATTTTGATGCCTTCTTTGGTAATGACCCGTTCACGCCCGAGGCGATCACTTATCCCATGTTGCAGAATGTATATGATATGAGTGATGTGAATAAATTGAGCTATTGCTACTGGGACAAGGATCATTATATCGTTTATAATGAGGATGGTGTCATCACTTTCGATCAGGCTCATAATTATGGGGTCATTCCTTTTTTATTTACCCACCGGGAACATCATTTGAACGAGTTCTTCGTCACTGGAGCCTACGATATATGTGCGGCGAATGAGGCGATCAATATTCTCATGACGGAGGCGGCACTGGGAATGAGATATCAGATGTTCGGGCAGTATGTGATAGAGGGAATGTATGAGGAGGAGAAATTGATGAGGGCTGGCTCAAATGAGATCATGGTCATACCAGAGCCTGCTAAACTCGATATAAAATCACCAAAGGCGAATATCAGGGATGCTATAGACCTTGTAAAGGCGATATTAGACCTCACCGCACAGAATAATCACCTATGGATCACATTCGCAGAGGATGGAAAGAGCGACAGGCCTTCGAGTGGTATAGCTTTGAAGATAAAAGACCTTGAAAGGTTCGAGGATTATCAGGATGATGTGGAATTATGGGAGCTTTATGAGAATGACCTCTATGAGATAGAGCGCACGATCGCTGGTGCTAACGGGATAAAACTGCCGCCTGAAATGGGCATTAAATTCCATGAACCGGATTATCCGATGAGCGCACAGGATCAGATCGCACTGGACACCTTTATGCTGGCGAATAACCTGATCACGCAAAAGGATCTGATGCTTAAATACAATAAACAGCTTACAGAGAAAGAGGCTGAGAATATAATAGCCAAAAATAAGGAAGTGAATGCCGAAGGACAACAACAGGCCGAAGGCGGGCAAGAACGATCGGTTTTTAATCGCCTACTTACGCAAACTCCGCAGACTTAATGAGTTCGAGGTAGATGTCCCGCAGGATGATATTGCGGAGGTTATAAAAGACCCCCGGCAGTATGCCCTTGATTTTATTGAACTTGAGTTCGCCCGCACTGTTCCAAAATTCATTAAATCATATAATAACGGATTCGAATTCGGGAAAAAGAACAAATGAAAAAACACGAAGTGATCGCGATCGGTGTCTGGGTTGGGTTCTTTTTGATACTTTTAGCGATAGTCATGTATGTGACGGGTTGCGATTCTGGCTGGATAGTAGGTGGACATGAATTATGAGCGAGGACAAGGATAATGGTGCGAGGTCATACAAGGGGGCCGTATTAGGAGACAATTTCATATTACACATCAATGTGAAATTCCTGTTGAATGCACTCGTCATTTTCGGCTCGCTTTTGTATGGGTTCTGGGCCTTACAGGATCGTATCACTCAACTTGAAAACTCATCACAGACCGCCAATGAAAAAATTGCTGAACTTGTATCTCGCCATGTTGAAGAGGAAGAGAAAAAAATACAGGAAATGCAAGAAAAATTGAGCTTTTTCGAGAAAATGGCTGAAACAGAGGTGAATATCAACCCGCTATCATGGCGAAAAAAGAAGGGTAATAAATAAGATGGAATTCATGGACGTATATGCGGAATACGGGGCGATCGGAATAGTGATCGTTTTATTTGTTTATGGTTATGTGAAACAGGGTAAGAGAGCCGATGAACAGGCAGAGGCACTTGATGCTTTGGCACTGGAAAATAAAGGACAATCCGAAAAGATCGAAAATATCCATTCGGTTGTAATAAAGAGTTTGGATCGTTGGAATCGCTCGGACGAAACTCGCGATCGCCGTCACGAAGACCTCGTTAAAGAATTGAACGATTTGAGTGACATAATAATGGAGATCAAAGGTGCGCTTTCGAGGATCAACGGTAAATAATGTTCGAGTACAATGCTAAATTATTAAGGGTTGTGGATGGTGATACTGTCGATGCCATGATCGACCTCGGGATGAGTGTCTGGATAAAAAAACGAATACGTTTAAACGGTCTGGATACTTGGGAAAGCCGTACCCGGAACAAGGCTGAAAAAAAGAAGGGGCTAATTGCCAAGGATAGGACAAAAGAGCTTTTAAGCGAACACGAAGGCGAGTTTCGTGTTAAAAGTCACGGAATAGGCAAATATGGGCGTGTATTGGGCGAATTATACGTTCGAGGTCATGCCAGAACCGTCAATCAGACATTAATTGATGAAGGACACGCCTATACTTATCACGGCGGCAAGAAAAAAGTATTCAAGTGATCAAGTCCCGGCGTAATTATTCACCCGGAAAAGTTGCCCTGAATATCGATAAGCTCATTGCGGAAATGCTCACTGATATGGCGAAATGGCAAAATGAGTCAATACAATCAGGCATCGACAATAAGCGTGACATTGAAGGCAAACCATTCACGGCATTGAGCAAGGACTCGACACTCCCGATAAGGAACAGGCGCAAGCAGGGATTCACGCCGCTTGACACCGGGAAAACAGGTCGCAAAAAAAAGCTCCGCAATACGAGAGTTTATCCTGCTACTCAGAAGAAGCATATCGCAATAGTGAAAATGCTTACATCATACGGGGTATATCACAACGAGGGATTCACAGCAAAAGGATGGTTTAAAAAACATCCAAAAAAAGTTCCCGCCCGGAACTGGTTCGGGATATCCAAGGAGATGAGGCTTGGAGGCCGCAAGCATAAAATATTCGTTAATCTAACACTGACAAAGATCGGTCAGGTCATTAGGAAACAATTCGGATAATGCCTACTCCAGATGAATTATTAGCACTTTTCGGTGATGATTTCGATGATGTCATCAAAGGACTTGCCATGCTACCGCCGGAGGCCCGTGAATTAT